AACTCGGCCGAGTTCGCCGGCATTGCGGTCGAAGAGTTGACCGAGAATCCGGAGATCATCTTCCACGAGCTCCGCAAGCGCATCCGCTGGCCGGGGATTCCGATCGAGGACATGCACTTCGTGGCCGCGGCGAACCCTGGCGGCATCGGGCACGCGTGGGTGAAGAAGCTGTGGATCGATCGCGACTTCCCGCCGGAGCTGAAGGCGCTCGGCGACAAGTTTGGTTATGTGAAGGCGCTGGCGCAGGACAACCCGCATCTCGATCCCGCGTACTACGCGATGCTGATGAGCCTGCCCGAAGAGATGCGCAAGGCCTATGCCGAGGGATCGTGGGACATTTTCGCGGGGCAGTACTTCAAAGAGTGGCGCGCCGAGGTCCACGTCGTCGAACCGTTCGCGATCCCGTGGCACTGGAAGATCGAACGCTCGTCGGACTGGGGCGAAGCTGCTCCCTGCGCGCATCTGTGGACGGCGACGGACCCGGAAGGCTTCTCGTATGTGATCGGCGAGGTCTACGGCGAGGGGATGAAGGTTCCCGAGCAGGCGTCGCGCATTCTGGCGTTTGAAGAGGGTAAGAACATCCTCCGGATCGGCATCCTGGATGGAGCGTGCTGGGACGCGACTGGCCGCGAGAAGTCGCTGGCCGAGCAGTTTCAGGATTGCGGCGTGCGGAACGCCAAGTCGGCGAAGGGGCCTAACAGCCGCGTCGCTGGATGGAGCGTGATTCGCATCGCGTTGCACTACGAGAAGGATGAGCAGGGCGTGGTGACGCGCCAGCCGAAGCTGAAAGTCTTCAGCACCTGCAAGAACCTGGTGCGGACGTTGCCGGCGATGGTTCACGACAAGAAGAAGCCGGAGGATCTGGACACGGGTGGCGAGGACCACGCTTGCGACGCGCTGCGCTACAAGTTTCAGGGCGCGGTCGACGGCACAGCGACTCCGGAGAGCGAGATGAGCGCCGAAGACGCGGCGTTCCTGGCACACGCCCGCAAAGAAGGCAACAGGCGCACGGAATAAAGGGTGGCGACCATCGCCAGAAGAACACGAGAGACGGAATCATGTTCGAGCAACCAATCAGCGAAGCGAAGTACCGATCGATGCAGGCGGATAAGCAGCGGAACAGCGTAGACGGAACCCAGGCAGCATCCCCAAACCCGCGCGACGTTGAAACGAGCGGCGCATGCGGCCAAGCCGAAGCTCCGCGCGAGATCCACGAGCCCCTATTGTGGCGCCTGCAGCGAGAGGCGAACAGCTACGGGGACCGGGCAGCGCGGAAGCAGCGCGCCGTCGAACTTTTACAGATGCACCCGGAGTTCGAGGATCTGATCGAGCTGCTCCGGATCGTCAACATTTACTAACCATGCGAAGCTGCGAGGGCTGTGGCAGGCTCGATGCGCCGGCCCTCGACTTCGACATACCCTGCAAATCTGATCTTTGCCCACCGACCGCGGACGAACGGCCGGACACGCACCACGACAGCTGCCCGCGGCTGATCCACGAAGTCCGCAAGCTTTACCGGCCGGCGACGCTCGAGCACACAGCGAAGCACCCGGAGGGCGAGCTACAGAAGAAGTGGCGCCTCGAGGGCTGGAAGGTGATGAAGGACGGCCGCGACCTCTTCCGCTGGAAGATGTTGTGCCGAGCGTGCATCCAGACGGTCTACGACCGCGAGGAGAGCCACAAGGAATATCTGCAGGCCTGCAAACGGGCGCGCGGCGACAGTGACCAGACGTACAGCGAGCTGCTCGCGCAGCAGGCAAATGACTAGAAATATCGAATTTGTACAAATTGGGGTAAAAAGATGATCTTTGCATCGGCAACACTGGCAGCAGCAGGAACACCGCAGACCCTGGCGAAGGCGGTGGCTCAGCTGCGCACGATGACCATCAACGGCGTCACCTCGGCGGCCGGCGGAGCGACCGAGCGCGCGTACCAGGTGATGCTGCAGGCGGATCCGGCCAACACCGGAACCAACATCTACATCGGCGGACCGAAGATGGTGGCGGCGACGAAGGTGAACGTCGGCATGGTGCTGCTCAAGACGGCGCCTCCGATCGCTGTGGGCAACGGCGGAGCCTTCGCCCTCGACGAGATCTACTTCGACGGCGACACCACCGGCGACAAGCTGCTCGTCACGTTGGTCGGATAAACGTGTTCGGCAGCGGCTACCTCGAACGGCAGAACGAGACCCTGACCACGCACCTGGTGGAAGCGCTGCGCGTGAGCCAGGAGCTGAACGTGAAGCTGACAGGCGCGCTCGATCGCGTTCTGGCCTCGAAGTTCGACGCGCCGCTGCAGCCGAAGCCACAGGAGCAGCCACTGCGCGAGCTGTTCCCGCCTGACCTGAGCGACGTGTTGAGCGGCGACGATACCGACTTTCTGGAACGGACAACCCCATGAACATGCAACCAGTAACCAGCGCCGCGGCCACGCACATCGGCCACGACGGAACAGACCTGCACGTCACCTACCCGGGCGGCAAGACCTACGTCCACGCCGGCGTGCCGGCAGAGCTGCACGCGCAGCTGGTCGACGGCCGGAGCATCGGGCAGTTCCTGAACAGCGCCATCCGCAAGCAGTATCCAGGAAAGCTGAAGTAGATGGCCGAGCAGGCAGCGCCGGCAGCAGAGACTACCGAGAAAGCAGAGAAGCCGGCGATACCGGAGCAGACGCCGGCGCAGGCCCTGGTCTCGGCATGGCTCGAGAAGCGGTACACGACGCTCGCCCGCGGCCGCTGGGCTGAGGAGCGGGAGTGGTTCCAGTCCGGCATGTTCGACCAGCTCAAGCAGTGGCTGGAGAAGGACGGCAAGGACGGCAAGCGGCTGAAGGCAATCGACGGCAAGGGCAAAAAGTGGCCGATGCCGGTGACCAACCATTTCTCGAAGACGATTGCGACCAATGCCAACGCGCTGGGCGCCGCGATCCCCGAGATGACGGCCATGGCCGACAATTACGACGCCAAGAACCGCAGGGCGGCCGAGGCGGCCGAGAACGCGATCGACGCGGCCAATAAGGAATCAGGGATGAACATCCTGAACCCGAAGCTGGCCCGCCAGGTTGTGTTGTGGGGCCTGGGCATCACCAAGGACGTCATCGCATTCGATCATTCGACCGACGAGGTGCCGGACATCCAGGAGCAGCCCCCGCAGCCAGGTCCTGACGGCCAGATGGTGGAGCAGGGGCCGCAGGTGGTGGGCACCGAGAACGTGCCATCGCCGAGGATCAAGACCGAACTGCCGACAGTGTTCGAGATCTACCTGCCGCGCGACTGCCAGGATCCGAACCTTTCGCCGCTAGTGCTTGAGCGCGTAAGCATTTCGGTCGGTTTGGCGAAGGAGACCTACCCGCAGTATGCGGAGGAGTTCAAGGAAGAGGACGACGTCAGCGACGAGGCCGAATCGCTGGCTGCCTATTTCCACAGCGCGCTGCGATCGCTGGCTTACGCGAGCCGCGAGACGGAGAACGAGCAGAAGGTCCACTTCAAAGAGGCTTGGTTTGACTGGACGGAGCTGCCAGAGGAGACCCAGGACGCGATCGAGGCGGAATGGGGCAAGCAGCCGGCCGGCCTTTATCCGCAGATGTCCAAGCTGCAGGCCGCGGTCGAATACGGCATGTATGTGGTGCTGTGGGGCACTAAAGTCGTGGCCTGGGGCGAGAATCCCTGGGACGGCGACAAGTGCTACACGTTCTTCAAGTGGCAGGAAGACATCGCCAGCCCCTATCCCAAGGGCCTGTCGACGGAGCTGGTCCCGCTGCAGAAGCAGCTGAACCGCTACGACAGCCTGATGGAGCGCGCGTTGATGTCGAACGCGGTGGTGAAGATGATTTGGCCTACGACGCAGACCACGCCTGCGCCGACCGGCGATCCGATCGAGATTACCTACTGGGATCCGATCGGCGATGGTAAGGTGAAGCCGGAGTATTTTGGTGGCAAAGCCTATGGCATGGAAATCATCAAAAAGCGGGAGCAAATCGTCGCTGACTTCGAGGCGCTGGGCTTCACTAACGGAATCTCAGAAGGCGACATGCCGAGTGGCGGCACAGCATTCCGCGCGCTGGCATTTGCGAGTGCCAAGACCGAGGAATCGCGAAAGACGCAACGATACCTGCTAGAGCAGGCCCACGAGCTGCGCGCGCGCAAGCTGGTGAAGATGGCCCGCAAAGTTTGGAGCGAGCCGCGGAAGGTGCAGACCGCCGGATTCAACAACCGGTTCGGAGCGAAGCTGCTCGAAGCCGCGGACCTCGAGGGCGACTACCAGCTGAACGTGATCCAGGACTCCAGCCGGCCGAAGACGCTGACCGAGAAGATGGAAGTGTTCCAGACCCTGCAGGAAGCTGGGATGATCGACCCCAGCGACCCATCGAACCGGGTATATCTGACCGACACGCTGGGTGTGCAGGACCTCGACCTGGTCGATAATCTCCAATATTCGAAGGCGGAGCGCGATCTCGAGCTGTGCAAGCAGGGCGAGAAGCCGCAGATCAACCCCTTCAACAAGTGGCCTCTGCACTTTACGGTTTTCTCGAACTACACGCTCACCGAGGAGTACGAGAACCAGCCGCCGACGATTCAGGCCGGCATCCTGGCCTACACGCAGTGGATGCAGGAGATGATGGCGCCGCCCCCGGGCCAGCTGCCTCCAGGTGCGCCACCGCCAGGCGCAACCCACGCAGGAGCTCCGCCGTCACCAGGCGCACCACCGAAGGCAGGAGCAGCAGCTCCACCGGCCAAGGGCGGCCTCGGCGGACCTGCAGCCAGTCACGTGATGGGGCAGACTCCAGGCATCCAGGTATCGCCGCAGCAGGTGCAGCACGCGGCCGAGACCGAAGGATTCAATTCACTTCCCGCCACAATCGGCGCAAACTAGACAGCAGCATCAGGAGACGG